GAGATTAGCGTATTCTATTGGTATTTCATCTTCAGGCGCGATAGTTGGCCCGTAGTCTTGTTCTGAGAGTTTATTCTTTCTGTAACCCATAAAACTTTTTTGCGTTGCATATAAATATATTTATATACAAACGTCCCCCACCTATCCCCAAAGTGTATGAGAGAAGGATAGTTTACTTATCCCGAGTGTGTCAAGTTTTATATTTTTAAGTATGTATTTGTGTCTGAATCTATGACAAAAATGAAAAAAATAAAATAATCCTGAAACCCTTATGTTTATTGACTAAAACCGCGTCAGAGTCTTTTGACAAAAGTCTGACAATATTACATAAGTTCCTGGAGTGCGTTGATTATTGCTTTTTTTTCGTTATCCGGCAGCCTGACAAAGTTCTGTACTATGGTCATTACTGCGTCATTTATCTCTTGTTCTGTGTCTAAAATTACAGAATCTTGTACTTTTATCATCTTTTACCCCACTATAAAGGCGAGAGACTGCCATCTCAGGAGTGGGTATGATCTGACAATCTCTCTTTTAGCGGATCAGATTGGTATATTCTGGTCCGTCATCAGTAGAAAATCATCACAATCAGACCTTGGATCTATAGATGGCTTTCCAAGTATCTCGTTATGAAAGTGTTGATAATTGTCTACTAATTCTGAAATATTTTCATAACCTTTTCTGCAGGCCAACTCAAAAGCGTCCTGTTTGTCAATCAATATATTCTTTAGTTTACTCATGTTATCCCTCATGTGTTTACTTATAGTAGCATTTTATTTTATAATGATATAGAATGCAAGTTAATGGATAACAAATTATATGGAGAAATACTATGGCTTTACCAATAGAAACAGTATCTAAGCCGGTGTCAGAGATGACCGACGCTGAGATGGAGATCATTCTTTTCGAGGCTCAAAAAATTACAAGAGACTTAAAGAGTGTCGTGAATGTAATCGTAGAAGAAACACAAAGGAGAAGAAATGAACGAATTACCTGAAATACTACAAGACAGGGATAGCGTTGTATTAGGCGACGCTTACTATCTAGAAGATATGCCAAACGATTTATATCACAATTGCCCTGGTCTATCGTCATCAACCGCAAGAAGGTTCGCACAAAGCCAAGAACACGCTTTACACGAAGAAATGCTTGAATCTGCAGCTTTACGCTTTGGTACCGCCGCTCACGCTCTTATCGTAGAGGGAGAGGACGCATTTAACAAAGAGATAGCCTGTATAAACGGTTCTATGTACACCAAGGCCAACAAAGAACTCAAAGAAGATTACGAGAAAAGAGGGTATACCGTAATCTCAAAAGCAGACCGCGATACTATATTTGAAATGCGCGAGGCTTTGATACCGGAAGGAGATAAGCTACTACACCCAAACGAAGATGAGTTTCCTGGTGTATTTGGCAAACCGTATGAACGTGCTTTGTTCTGGTACGAAAAAGATCTACTACTAAAGGTTAAGGCAGATGTACTGCGTTATCCTTTGGAACCAACCTTTGACTCAAACTCAATCATACTTGTGGACTACAAGACCACTAGCGACTGTTCTGTGTACGGATTTACTAAATCGGTCAGGAACTATCAGTATGACTTACAAGCCGCTTGGTATAAGCGTGCTTTTGAGAGAGCGGGGTTTAAAGTAGAGGGTTTTTATTTTGTCGCCCAAGAGAAAAAGAAACCTTATGCCACCAAGATATTCAAGATGTCTGACAGAGATATGGAGTCTGGGTGGATATATTTGGAGGGTGTGCTTAGTCACTATCGTGGCGTCGTTATAGATGGCGATAAACCGTCTATATACAACTCACCTAATATTATTGAACTTAATTTAACTAATAAAGGAGAAAAAAATGGCAGTTAAAAAAAGTGTAGAAATAGCAATTAATCCACCAAACTTTCAAATGGTGGAATTAGAAGTGGAGGGCTTAACGCCTATGATACAAAACAAAATGAAAGAGGCGACCATACAAGCTATGGAAGACGCTAGGATGGGTAAGGCCAAAAAAAATAACCGAGCCCCAATAGATCCTAAAGTTGAGTATCTAAAATCTGCTTATGTGCAAGACGGTGGAGGTTATGGTTTCCCAGCTTCTGCGTTCAAACACTGCGCTGTACGCGCAGGTAAGGGCCAAGGATTAGTTATGACTGATCTGAAGCAAATGTTTTTTGTGTTACCTAACGCGCCAGATGGCGAGTGTGTGTCACTTAAAACCAAGAAACCAACTCTTAGGAAGGATCCGGTCAACGTACAGGGCAATAAAGACCTAAGATACCGTCCTGAGTTCAAACAATGGAAGGCAAAACTCTTGATTCGTTACGACGCCGATAAAATTTCGCCAGAACAGATAGCAAATCTGTTGAATCACGGCGGTCAAACTATTGGTGTTGGCGAATGGAGACCGCAGAAAAACGGTACCTTTGGCATGTTTCATGTAGCTAACGGAGGTTCTTAATGTCAAAACCTATTGAAATGAAAGTAAACGTAACGGCAGAACTGCTTAAGATTAAAGATAAATATGGATCTTTGTCTGCAGAGAATGTTGTTACCGAAGCAAAGAAAAAAAGACATCCTCTGCATTCGCATTTCGATTGGAATGATTCGAGCGCTGCTATACAGTGGCGCTTGCATCAAGCCAGGATGCTAATAGCAACGGCAAAAGTTTATGTCAACGAACACGCAGAAGAGACCGTGCATGCGTTTGTCAGTATTGCTGAGGAAGGTGACAGACAATACGTTTACACGCCAGAAGCTATAACCGACGACGAAAAAGCTTTGCAAATGTTTTTATCTTTGGAAAACCGTATCAATCGTTTGCACGAAGAGATGCATTCTTTACGGCTTTTGCAAGGCGATACAAAAAAAGCATTAGAAGCTGCAAGAAAACCAATCAGAAAAAGAAGGAAACAGTTACAACTTAAAACAAAACTAGCGTAAGGCAGTTAAGGATTGGTTCGGTACGGTCTGTCGCGTTTCGGTGTGTCGTGGCTAAGTATGGCAGTTATGGAGAGGTAAGATGAGGCGAGTTACATTAGGGTTAGTTTAGGCAGTTATGGAGAGGTTGGTTGCGGAGAGGGTTGGTTCGTTAAGTTTAGGCAGTTTTGGAGTGTTCTGGTTCGACGAGTCAGGGTAAGTTATGGTAAGTTCCGGTAAGTTTAGGCAGTTAGCGTTGGGTGCGTTTTGGAGAGGTATGTTTAGTCAAGTTAGGGTAAGTTTAGGCAGTTATGGTTAGGTCTGGTCTGTTACGTTCCGTTGTGTTTGGGCAATTTTGAGTTTTGGCAGTTATGGAACGGTTTGGTGAGCCGAGGTAGGGCATGTTTTGTAAAGTTAGGGTTAGTTTTGGCAGTCCTGGAGAGGTATGTTTTGGAGCGGATAGGAAAGGTTCGGTCCGTTAAGTTTAGGCAGTTAAGGTAGAAGAGGTGGACGCATATTTTGAGAACGAATATACAGGAGCGCCCACCAAGTTCTAGTTTAACTCAAAGATGGCTTTGAGGAAGTTTTTTCTGGTACCTTTGGAATAGGTATTTCCTCTTTATCAGCCATTTCATAACCTAGTATCTTATTTTTATAGCTAGGTTTTTCCTCGTCATTTTTGTCAACGTAAGTACCGTCTTCGTATTTTTCGAGAGTAACTTTCAAGATAGATCCTTTTAGATCTTCTATGTTGTTAGGGTAAGCTTTTAGCCCCAACTTCTTACAAAGTATAGAAAGATTACGTCTAGCGATCTCCTGAACTTCATCTTTCGGGTGCCAGAGATTAAAGTATTCTCTGTGGTCCCTGTAGTTTCCGCCGTCAATCTGAAACGTTATGACAGACATTTTATTGCCCGCCTTTGACGTTGTGTTTTCAGCTTCTACAATGACTGCTTCGTAATCGCCCGAAGGTGCAGTCAAAGTTCCGGCAGCACTCTCGGACATTATTTGATCGCCGTCTTCAAAAAAGTCCATTCCATCAAAATCATTCATCAGCACCTCCTATTTCTTGTGTTTTACTTTGATTTTGTATTTTGTCAATAATGTTGGTTATATTCGGCTCCTCAAAGTCTGCAAGAGCGTTACTTCTATCCTTGGCAACGTAGTTCTGACCAGGTTTAGTTTGCAACCAAGAATTGCTTACGGTTTGACCGTCTTCATTTTGCTCTTCTACCGTTCTGATAGCAAACACTTCATCAAAAAAGTAAGGTATTTGTTGGCCTAACTGCTGTCCCACAAGGGCAGGCTCAAACATCCAAGCACCATCATTATTTGATTTTTTTAGTTTGCAAAGAAACAAAACGTGCATTTTTAAATCTCTGTATGCTCTTAACAACTTAGTCATGCTTTCATTTACATTACCGTATGCTGCTCTAGCGTCTTTATTACGTCTCTTTTCTTCAGCTAACATAATTTCAGCTATTTCAGATACTGAATCTAAAACAACCGTATCAAATTCTAGTTCTCCTGCTTCAAGTTTTTTCCTAGCGTCCTCAACATCTTGAATACTTTGTACGTTCAAAACCTTTACTACTTCTGCGTTTCTAGTTGGATCATTCTCCCAATCTCTGATTGAAAGTAATCCAGCCTCTGCATTAAGTATCAAGACTTTGCCAGGACAAGTTATTGAGGTCCTAGTTTTACCGTTGCCGGTGTCCCCATAAATTAATATTTTCAACCCCTGATCCAGTATGGTATCAAAGGGATCCATAAGTACATTTTCAGCCATATTATTATCCTCTAATATTTATAAAATTGCTTTATTGTAATTTATAGATTACCATAAGTAAATAACTATTTTTCGGAGGAGTAACTTGGAAACAAATAATAATGTAGAATGGTTAGCTAATTATTATTTTAGGACTAAACAATTAGCAACATTAGAACTTAAAACATTAGAGAAAAGAAATATAACACCAAAGATAAGAGACAGGAAAGTGGAACGCTATACATTACCACAATACATAAAATTTTTAGGACACGCTAAGGCAGCCGAATTATTCAATTGTTCTGTTTCTACTATAAAAGCCTGGAGATATGGATATCGTTTGCCATCAATACCGCAAGCAAAAAATATAATCAGAGCAACAGAGGGCAGGTTAGATTTTGAATCTATTTACGGTAATTTAAAGGACATAATTGAAAATACAGAATAAATGTTTCAGCTTAAGTTTTCAGAGAATGATTCTTCTCTTGATCTTGCTTTAGGCTATTATGATGAAGGCTACAACGTAGTCCCTTTACAACGTTCAAATAAAAAACCGCCTCCTTTCTTGAAAGGGTGGGATCAATATAAGAAGAAAAGACCAGAACGCAAACTGGTAGAGAAGTGGTTCAAAGACCGCGACAATCTAGTAGTAGCTTTGATGTGTGGTGAATTTATAGTGGTTGACGCTGATTCGCCAGAAGCTATGACCTGGGTAGAGAAAAACCTACCTGTTACACCTTACAAAGTCGTTACCGGCAAGGGTATGCATTACTACTACAATAACCCTCAACATTACACTACGTTTGCTACCAGAAGGACCAATGACACGCCTATAGAAAGACTAATAGACATAAGGGGCGAAGGAGGTCTAATTATTGCACCTTGGAACCGCCATGCAAACGGACAGATATACAGACCACAAACTTTTCCCGATTGGAAAGTCTATGACGTGACCGATCTTCCAGACTTTACAGAAGAGGAGTATTACAAGATTACAGGAGCCACAAAGAACGACGAAAAGCACCAAGCTATTCCTTTTACTTTAGACGGTGTAAACGAAGGTTCGCGTAACGATCAGGCAGCAAGAATGTCAGGATACTTGATATCTAAAAATTTAAATATGGATTTCATTAAATTCTTTATGCAGTCTTGGAACAGGCAAAACAGTCCGCCCTTGTCTCAAAGAGAAATAAACTCTGTTGTTGATAACGTAAAAAGAACACACGATAGAAAAAATAAAAAAGCACCTGCCTTTGTGCAAGCTGCTGAAGAAATAAAACAGCCTGTTGATTTGTTCAAACCGCCTGGCTTATTAAGAGAAATGTTTGATTTTTGTGAAGAGATAGCACAAGTGCCACAACCAGAACTCTCTTTGATTGGATCCTTAGCTTTAGCATCTGTTGCCTGTGGCAGACTTTATCGTACTGATATGAATAATTTTTCTTCGCTTTACTTTATGGGTATTGCTAAATCAGGTCAGGGTAAAGAAAACATCAAAACTTTTATAGAGTCGGTCCTTAATTCATCTAGCCATGCATCTTTAGTAGTGGGTGATGGATACACTTCTAGTGGGGCAGTACACTCTATATTGCGTCTGAGACCCACACAAATCACGATTATGGACGAGTTTGGTAAACGCTTGGAGGCTATAAGCAGTCAGCAAAACTTTAACCGAGAGGACGGTATACAGACGCTTATGGAGGCTTGGGGCAGATGTCACGGTGTACTAAGGCCTGATAATTACTCTTTAATGAGTATTCCTGACCAATATAAAGAACAAAGCATCAACCGTCTCACTTATAAACCTGCAATTACCTTAGTTGGATTATCTGTACCAAAAAACTTTTACAAAGCATTAAATAGCGGAAGAATACAAGACGGTTTTCTAAACAGATTTTTAGTTGTGGAATCAACAGAACCTAGGAGGGTAGGCAGTCTCAAGAAATTTAAAAAGGCACCAAGTAACTTAATTGATTGGGTCAACTATGTGCGTAGACCAAGAACCAACTTAGGTGATTTGCAAAGAGATAACGCAGAGTTTGATTTACAACAAACCGTCTTGAGGTTTGATAAAGAGTCACAAAGTCTCCTGCAGGATTTTGCTGCTGAGATAGTCAAAAGACAGGACGTGCTAGAAAAAGATAATCTAGAACCTTTGCTGTCTAGATCAAGAGAAAAGGCTATGCGTCTTTCTTTATCCGCAACCTTAGCCACCCATATAGATTCTGAAACAATACCAGGAGACATTACTAAATGGTGTATAGATTTTGTTAGATACTATGATTCTTTGTTTATTGAAGCATGTAG